ACTATAAACGCAACTTTAAAGAGTGAAACTGCTAATAGCTATGTCACTTTGTCTGAAGCTAATGATTATTTTGATACCTCTCCAGATGCTTCAACTTGGACAAATAAAACAGATGATCAAAAGAAAAGAGCATTAATATCAGCTACAAGATGGATTGAAACTTTAGTTTTTTATGGTGAAAGATGTGACGAAGATCAGGCATTAAAATTTCCAAGAAATAATTATCAAGTAGATGGTGTTGAATTAGCTTGTTCTAAAATTCCTAATGGTATTAAATATGCACAATATGAATTAGCCAGAGCTTTGGCAAATGATACCGATGCTATTACAGGAACTACTGGTAAAGATGGTAATTTTTCTGAAGTCAAGTTAGGAGATATACAGGTTAAATATAATACTGATAGTCAGGGAACTGGTTCTGTTAATAATATTTTAGATGTTTACCCATGGTTACAAAGTTATCTTGGAGCATATATGCTAGGTGGAGCTGGTAGTTTTCAAATGAGGGTAGTTAGAGGATAATGGCAGGTCAACTAGATTCATTATTGAAAAGTGTTGCTAAAGATGTTGTTTCAACTCTTGGATCTGCACTT